GAGGATATCGAGCAAGCCCAAGTCTTTGAGAATGTCACGGACTCGATAGACGCTAACGGACTGCCTCCCAAGTCAATTGAGGTAGTGGTATACGATGGGGCTCCCCCAGCCCTTACTGATGATGAGATCGCCCAAGAGATCTGGGATACCAAGGGGGCAGGAGTCCGGACCATAGGGACAGATGATGGGACGGCTACGGACTCCTTGGGCAACCAACATACAATCTACTTCAGCCGTCCAACAGAACGGCAGATCTGGCTAGAGCTAGACTTGGATATCAATGTCCTTACGGGTTACGCGGGACAGGATGCGGTTAAGACAGCCATCGTAGCGGAGGGCTTGGTTAAGCTCTTGGTTGGGTCAGACGTGATCGTTAATGACTACCTGAGTGTTGCCCAGCAATTCGACGGGGTAATTGATGTGACCGCGATTAGGGCAGGCTTCGCTATCTCTCCGGTTGGCACTGTCAATCTAGCTATCGGAGTCCGGGAACTAGCTGTGCTAGACACGTCCCGTATCACCATCACAGAGAATCTGATAACTCCACCATAAGGAGTCCGTTATGCCAAGTGTGGATCAATACGTCGCGTGGTTTAGCAGTGGAGAGGGCCGGCTCATTCTGGTAGCTGTCTTGTTCCTCATTATGTGGGCTGTTAAAAGCGTCCCATACGTTAAGGGACTTCTTACCACTCCCAGACGAAAGCAGGCCGCTAGCTTGCTCCTGGCGATGGGCCCGGCCGTTTGGCTCATTGCTGAGGGTGCGCCACCTATCGAGGTCATCTCAGCGGCTCTGGGCATTGTCTTTGCTGCTAACGGTTTAAACACCTATCGCCCATCCAAGGCCAAGTCCGATGGGTGAGGAAGGCAAAGCAGTCCTGGCGATCCTCATTGGGATCTGCTTGCTACTGACCGGCTGTACCGATCTGCTACAGGACTCTAAGACAGCTTGGAATGTCCTTAATGCTGGGGCCTATGAAGCACTGGCAGAGATCGAAACGCAGCATCAGGCCTCAGTGGATGCAGTAGTAGAGGGCAAGCTCTCCAAGGAGCAAAAGCTAGCCCAGCTAGATGCAGTAGAGGCCCAATACCATCCTGCCTATGTGGCCTACCGATCTCTCCGCGCAGCTTTGGCAGTTGCTAGGACCGTCTTAACGGCAGCTGAGGCAGCCCAGGCAAGCGGAGGTAACCCAGACTGGGGAGCGCTGCAAAGAGCGCTTAGCGAGGCAGTGAGAGCCCAGAAAGCACTAGCGGAGGCTATGCCATGAGTGGAGCAGGACTAGCAATCTTTGGGGCCTTCCTTGGGGGTATTCTCAAAGGGTGGCTAGGTGGTAGCGGAGTGTCCAAGGAATTGGACAAGACCACTCCCAAGGACAAGGAAGCGCAGATCAACCGTAAGGCTAAGGAAAGGGTGCTAGCGCAATGAAGGGATCGCAATGGTGGGCTGATGAGGTCCCGGAAGATCTTGGGGATGGTTACCTAGAGGCCATCGTTAAGGCAATCCGTGGGGGCCATGCTCATATCCAGTGGGCTAAGCTCACCATTGCCGATCTAGAGGTCAAGATCTTTGGGGCTCCCTTAGCCATTGGGAGCCCTGAGGATTACGTTTACCTATTCGGGCTGTCTGCCTTTGCCTGTGACCGAATCGCAGAGGTCCTAGGTGAGATGGGCTGCCCAGTCATGACGCCTACTAGCTTGCTCTTGGACGCGCTAGCAGCTCTGCCTGATGCGGAATTCATCGGGCCCCATACGCAGCCCAACGGGGCAGCGGGTATGACTAAGGCAGCTGCTAAGGCCCACAATGATGCGGTCCAGGAAGCGGAGAAGTTGCACGATCCAGGGACCATCCTTCTGGGCTACTGTAAGACTTACACCCTTAACCCTCGCTACCGGTCCGGCTATGCCTGTGAGTATTGGTGGCCAGTCTCGGAGGGCTACGCCAGAGCTAACGCCAGCTGGCTCCCCGGGGGAGGAGTCAACTCCTCCCGGACCGGGTATGTAGTACAACCGGAGCAATGGGCCCACTTCTACCTACACTTCTGGGACTACAGCATGGGGGCATACTACATTGCCATACCCGGGAAGCTGGCCGGTCTGCCGGTGAGCCTAGCCCAGATGGCCCAAGATCCGTCCCTGTCCGCTCGTATGAGCCTCTGGGGGCCTCTGCCTTGGGTTGTCCACCCTGAGTACCGGCCGCTTTCTGGGGCCTCTCAGGAGCCTCCCGGGAGGGTGTCCCATCCTGTGCTGAGAAGGGGGGACAGAGGGGCCCCTGTGGTGGAGTGGCAAACCGTCCTAGTCACGGCTGGGGAGAGCCTCTCCCCCTACGGTGCAGACGGGGACTTTGGGAGGTTGACGGAGGAAGCCACCAGACGCTACCAGAGGGCCCGTGGACTCTTTCCGGATGGCATCGTAGGCCCCAAGACCTGGGCAACGGCAGGGGCTGTAGAGGAGCCCTCAGAGCCAGAGAGGGTAAGCCCTCCGTTTAAACCTCTGTACGGGCAAGCTGCTAGGGAGGCTGCCTGGGGTCGCTTTGAGTATGTCTCGGAACCGGTCCCGGGTAACCCCGAAGCCATCCGCATTACCGACGATTGGGTAAGGCAGAGCATAATGGCAGTAGACGTGCCGCAGCTCCGAGGTATCCCGGGAGCCCCACGCAATGGCAGGGTCTATCTGCACAAGAGGATCGCTCCCCAATTCCTGGCACTGTGGAAGGACTGGGAAGGTGCGAACCTGCTACACCTAGTCAAGTCATGGGCTGGTATGTGGGTCCCTCGGTTTATCCGTGGGTCTAGGTCTGTCCTTAGTAACCATGCTTTCGGGACGGCCTTTGATATCAACGCTCCTTGGAATCCGTTGGGGGCAGAGCCTCCCCGGGTAGGTGAGAAGGGGAGCGTTAGACAACTCGTCCCTTATGCCTGGGATCGTGGTTTCTACTGGGGAGGGGACTTCCCCAACCGTCCTGATGGGATGCACTTTGAAGCAACGGAGGTTGCAGAATGAGCCAGGCTGCCGTTAGCGTAATCCTTCCTTCACTTCCTCCGGAGTCCGCAATCAAGGTGCCAGAGAGTATGAATGAGACAGACAGAGCCTTTTTGATCCGAGAACTAGGTAAGGTGTCGACGGATTACGCTAAGCTAAACGCTAGGGATGAGGAACACCGGAAGGCATTGGACGCACGGTTTAAACGACTAGAGGCTAGGATCTGTGGATTGGAAGGCAAGGCAGACGCATCTGCGGGGCATAGCATGGCACTGATAGAGAGGGAGTTAGAGCTACGCAATCAACGGGACGCTATGCGGCGGGACCGGATTGTCTCTATCGGGATTACGTTTTTCGTTACGGCTGTCCTGGCCTTGGTTGGTTTCTGGCTCAAGTCCCTAATGGGAGGGTAACCGATGGCAGGGGAGATCATAGAGCAGAGGACTAACCATGAGTCCTTGGCTGTTAGCCGGTTCATAGAGCAGTTTAAGGATAAGGCAAAACTTGAGGCCTTGATCCGGTCCTACGCAGAGCAGATCCAGGACCTAGAGGATGCAGCCTTTGAGGTAATGCTAGAGAGGGTCTTGGACAATGCGGTAGGAGTGCAGCTCCAAACCATCGCCAAGATCGTGGGGGCTCCGATCACTACCTCGAATGATGACGAGTTGAGGATCATCATTCGGACGCAGATAGCGATCAACCTATCTGATGGCACTCCAGAGGATCTAATCAATGTCTTACGGTTGATCCTTCTTACTTCGGGAGAGGCTTTCCACATTCGGGAGGAGCCTCCCCATCAGGTTAGGCTGGTCATTGATGACCCGCTTAGCTCTATCGTTAACCCAGCTACGGCCGTGGGTCTGCTAGACTCCGCGGATATGGCGAGCATTAGAGTCCTACTGGACTACTTCGTTTCCCTGGCTACGGACTCTCTCACCTATGCCAATGAGATAGACGGAGCTGCAAGCGGTAAGGGCTGGGGAGATTCGATAGGTGGAGGAGTAGGCGGTAAGTGGGGAAGCACTACAGAGGGATAGGACCATGGCAGACAAGAATCTAGTTAGACCTCAGAACGTAACCTCATGGGCTAACGATGCTCTTATCAATGACCCTGGGGAGTCCTGGGACGCAACCCCTACTAAGGTAGACCCTGGGGACGGTAAGAGAGATGATGGCCACTTGCCCAATGAGATCCCTCCTGCCCAGCATGAGAACCATGTAAAGAATGAGATCGGCCTGTGGCTGCAATACTTCGCAGATGCCCAGGCCCTTAACTGGATCTCCGTAGGGCCTACCGTAGAGCCTACCGCTGCTCTGTGCTCTGCTGAGGGTGCTACCTACGATGAAGGCCTACCCGGTTGGTTGCTTGTTGGCCGGTCCGGTGTAGCGGACATTACCCGGGACGGACAAGCCTATAGGGCAATCACTAACCATACCGTAGGCACTGCTACCTGGGCTGCGTCTAAACGGCCCGACCAAGCTCCTACCCATACCGGAGCTAAGTCCCTCATTGGGGGAGTAGCCCAAACCAACGTGGCTGAATATACCGGAGCCTGGGCAACTCAGGTTTTGCCAGGGACCGCGGTAGTAGGTTCTGACGTAGGGTTATGGGACCCTGTTAATCAGCTGTGGTTGGTTGGAGGCAGCGATAACAGCCTGCCTTCATTCTGGCGAGACGCTACCCCGATCACTGGCTTTACCCAAACTGTCCCAGCTAGGATCACTTCCCTAACCGTAGTGGATATGGCTACCAATCCCAATACGGGGCTAACGGTAGCCATAGGGGATAATGGCAGCTTTGATGTTTGGACCACTACGGATGGCATTACTTGGAACCGTGCCACGCCTACAGGTATCGGAAACATTCCGGTAGTAGAGCTAGCTATGGCTATCGAATATGATCCGGTCCGTGATCTATTCGTCCTGCTAACGGATTGGGCCTGCTATACCTCTACGGACGGGGTTAACTACACGCAACAATCTGGGGGAGGGACCACGCAACGGACCGTAGGCAATTGGCGGATGCGTTGCTTGGAGATCGTTGGGTCCCTCTATCTTGCCGCAGAGGATAACGACTCAATCATCAATTACTCTGTAGACGGTGGGATCACTTGGCGTTACCTGCAACAGGATATCCCTGCATTGACCGGGGCAGCTGCGGCCAATGGGACGATAGAGCACATTGTGTATAACCGGACTAGAGGGCAATTCTTAGCCATCTGGACAGACCAGCCTAACCAAGCCTATGGCTTTATCAGCTTGGCCTTGGGGTCAGCCCTATACGATGCGATCGATCGGACGATCAATCTACCCACAGTAACGTGAGATTAGCGCAGGACATAGACGGTAGGGAACACCCTACGGACGGAGGTCCGGACGATCATCATCCGCGCCCTAAGCAAGTTGCGATTGAGAACACTACGCAGAGCATCGCAGCTGGCACGGATTACAACCTAGACATAGCCTTAGGGGATAGCGGTTATCAATGGGGTAGAGCCATGCTCACTGGGGCTAGCGAGATCTCCCCAACTAAGTGGCATGAGTGGGCTAGCGTCTACTTCACTAGAGACAGTAGCGAGGCCCTTGGGCATACCGGCCGGGCCTCCGGATCAATCTACAAGACCTATACCGCTACCTACTCTAAGCAGAATTCAGATCTCAACCTAACCCATAAGGTCTTTGATAGCGTTACCGGGACTGGTAATCGTTACATTGCTCTTAAGGATGCTGTGCTTACTGGCAGTAACCTAAGGCTGACCTTCCACAATTACGACAGCTCTGCCCGGACCCTGTGGGTTAAGGGTGCAGCACACATCTATTGATGCGTTTACCCACTAAGCACACAGTTACGGATCATGATCTGCTCACTGGAGTAGGAGCAGACGATCATCATCCGTCCGTAGTGACGGATCGTATCCTCATCAATAGCCAAGCGATTGGGCCGGGTAACTACCTGCTTAGGATCGCGCTAGGCAAAACAGGCTGCAAGACCCTTAGGGCTGTCCTGAGGGGGACAATCAACGTAGACATTCAAGGCCATACCGGAGTTTTCGTAATGGGCTCCGATAGCAGCGGAGAGTCTACCGCGGTAGGAGTCCGGCCTTACCCTAGTGGTACCCAGAGCTATATGGGAGCCTACTCACGTCTCTATGGGGACTCCTACCTCAGCTTTGGGGACTTTGGGCAAGGCATCATCAGGCTAAGGGACTGCTACATTGACGGCTCGGATGCAGTCTTTGAGTTTTCTAACCTCTCTGGGATCTTCCGGAATCTAACTGTCTACGGGACCTATGCGGCTAAGTGATTGGTTAGAGCATCCGACTGCCCATGCTACCCTCTCCAACATTGGGGTAGACCAGCATCACATTAGGCCGTCTGGGATTGAGGTAGTTAACACTACCCTTAGCATCTCTCCCCCTCCTGGCGATCCGGGGGAATGGGATATCTCCGTCCCCTTTGATGCCCAATGCGTAGTGTTCTCATTCCGATCGATCCACACTACGGAATCGGCTGGGGGTAAGGCTGGGGTCTATGGCATTGCTAACCGATCCAGTATCGAGGCTTCTACCGTTTCACTTGGGGGGCACGGTACCTTGGGAAGCACTAGCTATAATGCAGTCTATTCCAAGGCAGGGGCAGCCCTTAACCTGAGTCATAAGGTCTTTGACTCAACCGGCCGATACATTGCCCTTACTAACGCCTACCTTACGCTAACCGGTCCTAGTACGCGAGTCCTCCGGACTGAGTGGACCAATTACAGCTTTAGCTACAAGACCCTAAACGCATGGGGAGAGATAGGGGTATTAGGATGAGGGTGCTTGCGATCTGCGGAGAGGACCCAGAGCATATCCTTGGAGGGATGGGTATGCACGTCCGGGAGCTGTACCGGACCATGGCCTCCCAGGGGGTAGAGATAGACCTCCTAACGGACGGAATGTTTAAACCGGGGGCAGCCAATCCGGACGGCAGCATCCCTTACCTCGGTTTTAAGAAGTGGCTTAGGGACACCCATACTTGTTGGCGACCGACCGGCCCGGATATGTCCTGTCTGTTCACTACGGATCTCCTTATGGCTAAGACCCTAATGAGGATGATCGCAGAGGGTAGGCGATGGGATGTGATCCATATGCATGAGTGGGGCTCCGTCCAATTGGGACGCATGGCCAGGCACGCTTTAAACGTCCCTCTCATTGGGACCATGCACCTATGCCTTAGCTACTTGGCTCACCTTAGCGGAGGCAACCTAGCGCTAGGGTGCGAAGCGGATCGGTATATGTGCCAACAAGAAGGAAACCTCTTGTGCGATCCTGATGAGTCTATCCTCTGCTCTGAGGCATACGTTAAGGTAGCCAGGGACTATATGCTAGCCGATCGTCCCTTCCGCATGATTCACAATGGGATCAACCGGGAAGAGTGGAATCCTCAGACAGGGGACGGGGCTAGGGCTGTGGTTACCAATGAGCTAACGTCCCGTCCCATTGCTCTGTACGTTGGACGGATCGCAGAGATGAAAGGGATCGTTTCGATCTTGGATGCTCTGGAGAGCTGCGATCCGGGCTGGCAAGTGGTCTTGGCTGGGACCGTCAATGCCAACACAGAGGAAGAGAAAGAGGGATGGTACGTTACGCGCCGCATAAGGGCCTTAGAGGCTGCCCATCCTGAGAGGTTACGATGGGTAGGGTTTAAGCACGGAAAGCCTCTTAAGGACCTTTACAGGGCTGCTACGGTATGTCTTATGCCATCCACCCATGAGCCGTTTGGCATTGTCGCGTTAGAGGCCATGGCTATGGGAGTCCCTCTCATCTCCACAGAGGTTGACGGACTGAGAGAGGTAGTCTGTAGTGGGTCCGGTGAGTATGCCTTGATTATCCCTCCCGGGGACTCTGCCTCAATTGTGGATGCTCTTAGCCTATTAGAGAAACCAGAGCTAAGGGCAGACCTCAGAGAGCTAGGACTAAAGAGGGCCGCGGACTTCACTTGGGAGAAGGCTGCGGCAGAGACGCTAACGGTTTACAATGAGGCTGTGAGGAACCATGCCAGTCGAATTAAGCGCGCCAGTTGAGCCAATCATCCTGCATCATGCAAAGGTGGTTGCGATCAAGGTAGAGGATAACGTAGAGCAATGGGTTAAGCTCTGGGTTAGCTATGGGTCTATGGTGGATGGGGTATGGGCAGAGTATGTAGACCCCAATACCGGCCTTACCGCTGGGGCCACTGAGTACCATATCGAGAATGGCCACAATCCCCTTATGCATGGGCAGGGGTTGCGTAAGTGTCCTAGCTGCGGACTATGGTGGACTCTCGAAACCGAGTGCAGTTGTGGGGAAGAGACAGAGCCTTACGATGGCTTTACCCGGCTGGCTTCCGCTGCCCCATCAGGAGGATCTCTCTATGAGGTTATCAAGCTAGCCGTCTATGCTTTCCTCACTGCTGAGGAAGTCCCTGACCCAATAACCGGGGAGGTAAGGCCTCTCCTAGCAACGGTTTAAACGATGGCTGCAACAGAGAAACTGCTTTGGGGAGGGGACTGGCCGATAGAGGTCCTGGCCTTGGATGGTAGCCTATCTCCGGTTACTGGGTCCTCTACGATTCTCCTTAGCATCCGCCGCAAGTCGGACGATTACTTCCTAGACTTCAATGACGACACCTTTAAGGCGTCCGGTTGGACTACCCGGGAAGTGGCCATGACTGAGGTAGACGCTACCAATGCTGCCGGTGAGTATGCTTACGATTGGGACACTTCATCGGTAACCAATGAGGCAGATGATGATCTCTATGTATTCCGAGCTAGGGACTCTGCGGCAGCCGCTAAGAACCTTCCAACAGTAGGCGAGATCTGGGCCGATGGCTGGGTTAAGGATCTCCTAGATGAGCACACAGAAACCCAGAGCAGGCTACCAGCCACCCTTAATGGTGGCCGGATGCGGTCCCACGTAGAGGCCATGGCAACGGACGTGCTAGATGCTGCGGCATTGGCTACTGATGCTGTGACGGAGATCCAGAACGGCCTAGCAACCTCTGTGGAGCTAGCAGCCCTAGAGACTCATGGGGACGCTACCTGGGCAACGGCCGTAGGGTTCTCCACTCCTGCGGACGTAACGGCAGCTAGGGATGCCATTATCGCCCAAGGGGATGCAGCCTGGGTTACGGCTACAGGGTTCTCCACTCCTGCGGACGTAACGGCAGCTAGGGATGCCATCCTTACCCAAGGAGGAGCAGGCCCCTGGACTACTGCGGACCTTACGGGCCTTGCCACACTAGCGGCTCTCACAGCCCTAGAGACTCATGGGGACGCTACCTGGGCAACGGCTACCGGTTTTGCCGTAGCTGCGGACGTGGCCGCATCTACGGCAGCTATTATTGCCCAAGGGGATACTGCCTGGATTACGGCAGACCTTACAGGGATCGCTACCTCTGTGGAGCTAGCAGCCCTAGAGACTCATGGGGACGCTACCTGGGCAACGGCTACCGGTTTTGCCACTCCTGCTAATGTGACGGATGCTAGGGACGATATCCTAGCCGTAGGAGGGGCAGGACCCTGGACCATTGGTAGCCTATCCGCAGCCCAGGCGATCCAGCTACAAGAAGTTTGGACGGCTCTAGGAATGAACTTAGCGGCCCCAGCCTCCTATGATGCCTCTGCCGGATTCGTGCAAGCCCTGGCCAATGTGACTCCGATTAACGTAGCGATCTCAATCTTGGGGACTACCGTAACCCTATCGAGGCAGCCCTAATGCTAATCGTAATGAGCCTAGCCTTGGGAGGAGTGGGCTACCCAAGCATCCACCTAGCTCTGCGGGGCAGGGTGGCGCTAGTTGGGGGCATCCCTGGCAATGCTTGCCTAGAGGACTCGGAGGTTTCTACAGCCACCCTAGAGGACTCTGAGACAGCCTCAGCAGCCCTCACAGACTCAGAGGCAGCCTCAGCTACCCTAGAGGACTCGGAGGTTTCTACAGCCACCCTAGAGGACTCTGAGACGGCTACAGCCACGTTGGAGGATATCCCAGAGGAGTGCAACCATGCCTGATGATCCGATTCGAGAGTATCCCATGGGGCAAGAGGTCCGGCTAGCTGTGGACTTTGAGGATGAGACTCAGGACCCTCCTGTGGCTGGGGACCCTGATACGGTGCAGCTCTTGATCCTACAAGGGGATGAGGCAGAAACGATCCTAACCATCGTTCAGGCTGCCCTTAGTAACCCATCCACGGGCCGATGGGAGTACCGCTATACGATTCCCTTAGATGGGGACTATGCGATCAAGCCTTGGACCTACCGCTATGAGGGGGCCAGCGCTCCCGGGGGTATTACCGCGGTCAAGGAGCGTCGCTTTCACGTTCCCCCGTCCAAGTTCTATCCAGCTTCCTAAGTAGCTCCTCAGCCACGGAATGGGCAGACGCTACCCTAGTCCTGGTATGGGGAGGCAACTCGTTTAAACGGATGAGCCCTACGGTTACTGAGAGCTGCCGTAAGGCTGCGATGATCTCCAGCGGGTCAATGGGAGGGGGCTCCTCCTGGGCAGGCTTAGAGGGCCTCCTGTGAGCTTTGAGCCTAGGCTTGGACTGGCATGGGGCCTGCTCTGTCTCTTCCGTCCGAATCAGACCACACTTAAGGCAGCGCTCCTTGTCATCTGCGGAAGAGTAGGACTTGTCTAGCATCCAACAATGCATGGCTTACCCCTTAACGGCTAGTGTCTGGTCCTGGTAGATGCGGAGGCCTGGGATCTCTCTAGTGCCTGCCTTAATGGCAGCCATTACCTCTGCATGGTCTACCGCTAGGTAGCTCTCTGGCACTGAGGTAACGTCTATTACCTCATAGGTCCAGCGCTTGACCTCATGCACTCCCTTAACCTGGGGCTTGTCTGCGATGGTCTGGAGAGCCGTAACCGCTTCCTCAGCCGTCTCTGCTGCCGCAGCTGCCGCAGCTGCCTGCCGATTGGCCTCCTGGACTTGCTTGACGTAATCGAGCATCTTAGCCTTAAGGTCCCTCTCTGCCTCCTGCCATTGGGCCACGACTGGTTTAAACCATGAGTCGATCTCCCTCTTGACTGCCAGTAAGGGCCGGGTTACAGACTTCCGTTTCTCCTCCAATACCTTGACTTGGGCCTTGACGTATCGGCAGGCCTCCGCTGCTAGCTCATGGCTCTCATCATCCACAACCTCTAAGGCCATGGTTTGGGCGCAGACCTCAGCAACGGACTTGCTCTCTGAGGCCATCTCTTTTTCAGTCTTCCGGTACGGTGCTAGGTCTGTGCTCATGGCCTAAGGCCTCCCTTCTCTAGCCACCATAGGCCGATGCCTACCGCGTCTAGCATATTGTGTGCTTTGCTCTTGGGCAGTTTCGGTAGTCGTTGCGTCTCAGTGTCGGATAGCTTGGCCAGGATACGTCTATGGCTGATGTGCTTGGGAGTGGTCCCCTTCCACTTGCGTGGAGTCACATATTGGATTGGGATATCCAAGTTCTTGGCATAGCCTCCTAGTTCCCCAGCCCGGATCGCCAGCTTGATCAGATCATTAGGGTCCCCCTTAGAATCGAGAGAGTAGATCAGAGGCTTTTCGATGATGACCAAGGTAGTGGATGTGGTTAACGTTAGCTGTCTCAATTCGTAAACGATCCCAGCCCCTAAACATTCTGTGTCTTTGAAGACAGCCCAACCGGTGCAGGCTCCTGGATCAAAGGTTACGATTCGTCCCATGGTATCAACCTCCCTTGGTCATCCCTTATGGGATGTGCTGCTTTGCTCCAACGTCGCATCAAGTAAGGCTCGGCTGAGGGAGGCACATCCGGCAGGAACGGAGAGGCCCCCGCTACCATGAGCCGTGCTAGCTCCTCAGCTGCCTCTGCTGCCGTTTCCTCCGGAGCCTCTAGGATGAATTCATCATGAATGAAGTTGACGATACGGCAGCCGTAGAGGGGGCTATGGGGCTCCGTATAGCAAGCCTTTGAGATGAGGAAGCCAGCGGACTTAGCTGCCCTGGCTGCTAAGTTCTGAAAGAATGAGTTACAGGCTTCACAGTAGCTAACATCTCCCCGGTAATGGCCCCCGAAAACATGCTCTATCCGGTTGGATGGGCTCTCGACTAGGCCCCCTACGTAATTGAAGTAGTCCCCCCATTCCGGATAGGCCCTAAGCCAGTCCTGCTTAAGCGCCCTAGCGTCATCCTCCGTAATGATAACCCCATAGGTGGCCCTAGCGAAGTAGACCAGCCGGACATACCCAAGACCTCCCGGAAAGCCAAAGTTGCAGACCTTACCCGTCTGCCTGGCATCATCTATCACCTTATCCTTAGCGGCCTTCATCTTTAGGGCCGTCTCATACTCAAGCCCCAGGATTGAGGCAGCGATCATTAGGTGCGGATCTTTGCCCTCGTTTAAAGCGTCTGCTAGGTGGCTGCGGCCTACCAGGTTTAAACAGACCTGGGCTCCGGTCCGCAGCTCAAAGCCATCATAGTCTGCCGCAGCATAGACGGTGCCAGGCCTGGGGACGAAACACTCCCTAACCCCCTTCTTACGCGGTAGGTTCTGAACGTTCCCAACGTCATCCTTACTGCCGCAAGAGGTCCGGCCCGTGGCAATGAGCGATCGGAATCTTGGTTGGAATGGGGTATCCGTGCCACGCCTAAGGAGGGGAATATCCGTCCCTAGCTTTTTCTTGAGCCCAGAGATAGCGACGTAATCGGCCAGCAATGGATCGCCCAATTCGGTTAGGGTGTCCTTGTCTAGCTTAACGTTACCCTTATCGGTCTGAGGGACCTCCTGCCCCTTCCTCTCACAGACTGATATAACATAGGCCTTAGCGCTGGCTATGTCTCTAGTACCGTCTGGGCGCACTAGGGAGGCCTTCTGTAACTTGGCCTCAACCTCATCATACTCTGCCTGTAGCTGCGTCTCGTAAGCGTCCACTCTCTGGGAATCGGTACGCAGCCCCCAGGCAGTCATTAGAGCTACCCACCAGGCAGCCCGAGACTCTTCGTATTCTGTCCTAAGCAACTCGGAGTCTTCCTCTTGGTCTTGCCACAGCTTCCAATGCCACTCCGCATCAGACAGAGCGTAGGCCTTAGCACCCTCTGGCCAATGGGCTAGGGGAGTGTCCCGCAGCTGCCCATAGGTAAGGCGCCACTTATCCTTTTCCAAAGTGACCCCGAAGCGACGAGCCACGCAATGGTCTAGGTAGTAAGCCAGTTTGATGGTCTTACCTCCTACCTTACGGTATGCCCGGAAGCATCCGATCGCAATGTGCTGCAACTGCTCCCGAAGCATTGTGCAGGTTACCCGGTCCGCTTCATAGGCTGCGTAGATGGCAGGAATGAGATCCGGCCACTCCGCAGCTATTACGGTCATATCAAAGGCCGTATTGTGCGAGATAAGGAGCAGGTTAGGATCGGTTAGCATCTCCTCCACGTAGGGACGGGCCTCCGAAACGTGGAGGAGATCATGGGTGGTCCCGTCTGAGATTGAGACGCAGACCAATGGTGGGGCTTTGAGGCCCGGAGCGATTAGGGCTGTCTCTGTGTCAAAGGCTAGGGGTATCACTTCCGGGCCTCCTTGGGTTAAGCGCTATCCTCTTGGGGGTAGACGTAGGGGTCCCAGTCGTGCCTGGTAAAGTCCCGGTTGTTCTTGGTCACTACCCCAACCGTAGACACGTTGATCCGGAGGCCCACTAGCTCATTGTCCGTGGGGCTTTCCGTGCAACGGTCTAGGAGGTCTGCCAGCTGAGGGCTTAGCTCTGCGTCGATCTGGTCCTTCTGGTCCAAGGTGTACCCAGACAGGACCGCAACGAAAGCCTTAATGGCAGGAAAGGCAATGTCCTTGTCTGAGAGCTTTTGGAACCAAGAACACTTAGACCCAACCGGGAAGGCATCCGGTAGGACTTTCTCCTCTCCGTCTACCTTGGCTACCCGGGTAGCACCCTCTGGCTTGTTGGATTCGATTACCTCGAATTCGACAATGAAGGCCATCCCATGGGCCCTGGTCTGAAAGGCTAAGGTCTTGGTTACCTCCAAGGCTCCTACGAAGTCCGGGGTAAGGAACTTCCCCCGTTGGAATAGATCTGCATCCTCGATACCACTAAACAGTCCCATTGGTGTTTCTCCTTAATGCTTACTTATGCCATCTAGCGCCAGTCTTACCTAGGGCTAGTTGATCTGCGGTAGGGGCCTCGATATCTGCGACTAGCAGCTTTTGAGGGCTACCGGTTGAGTCTTGGACGTATTGGCTATCAGAGACAGCCTGCCAGATTGCGCCTATGTGCTCCGCGCAAGTTGCGATCACTTGAACCCCTACCTCATCTGCCTCCTGTCCGTCCCGGTGAGTCCGGCCTAGGAGTTGCTCCACTATGGCCCCATTGGGAGGGAAGGACGTAACGAGGTTTAGACTCCACGTCTGGAGATTGCGACCCTCCCCATTGGACTGGATAGAGGCTATCAGGGGCTCCGTAGGGCTGTGATCCTCTATCGCTTCCTTGGCTTCGTTTAAACCCTTGCGACCGTAGTAAGGGACTCCTGAGAGCTTGGAGAGCATACGGGCAAAGTGGGTATGTTCCGTCCAAACGATCCCATTGTTCCGTCTCATCCACTGCACACAGTAACGCAGGACGGAATCATCCACCCATCGGGGGACGGTATTGGGCTCAAAGTCCTTCCTTACGTCGTGCCAAGCTGTGAGGAGGTTTAAACCGATCTCATCCTTCTTACTCCCCTGTCTGAGTGCCTGGGCTACGGCTAGCTCACTGTCTAGGGTCCGGGACCGGTTTATGGTCTGCCTTACGTAGCTGCACCAATCCGACCGGGCAGCTAGCCAGTAGCTTGGGGGCCGTGGGTCCCAGACGTAATAGAAGCCCAGGCCTAGCTCTCTGGCGTGCCTGAACATTGCGATCCCATCGGAGATGGGCCAGCCGTCCGGGGTAACCCAGTCCCTACGTAGGCCCTCAAAGGCTTCCTCTGTGGCCGGCTCTACAGGGACCTCTACAGCCTCTACCGCTAGGGAGGCATCAATGGGAGTCTCTCTGGTGGCAACGACTGTAGGAGTGTCCACAAGCCTCCTACGGTACGCTTGACGGGCTGCCCTCCTGGGCTCCCCTTGCAGCCACAGATCCTTTTCCTCA